CTATATTCTCGACAATCCAGGTACTTTTACATCAATATTAAAATCTTTATGCCTTACTATAACTGAATCTCCTATATCAACTGTTTGAAGATGCTTATATTTCTCATATTCTTTTGTTTTGCTAAGTTCTATAAAATCCACGTCAATATTTACCCTGCTTAAACCTATTACACTGGCAGCTTCTTTTGCAAGTGCTCTTAGAGTAACTTCATCTCCAGCATCCTTAAATTCTACCTTCTTTATAATAGGAAAAGGCAGATATGCATCACTATTCCAGTTGGGAACACTAATATATTTTTCAGTAAGCTTTATACCATTTTTTCCTACGGGATAAAGCTTGGTTACAACACTTGTAGTATCTATATTAAATTTCAATCCTGCTATATTTTTACCCTGTGCAATCAATACTCCTGCATCTTGTCCTATAGCTTCCAATATTTTAATATCAAAGTTATCTCTTTTTAGCTCACCACAGCCCCACATATTAATTATTGAAAATATAACTTCTACGAGATTTTTTTCTTCAACCTCAATTGAATTTGCAGTTATAATATCACTATCTGCTATATATATGGTTATCAAATCTCCTACTAGAGATTTCTCCAAAGCTGTTTTCACACTGCAGTTTTCAGCCTTCATGCTTTCTATAAAATAATAGGAGAGGTCATAGAAGATATGCTTTGCCCATACCTTAATAACATTTTTTCCATCACTGCTCTTCTCCACTTTATATATTCTAAAAAGCTGACCCTCTGCCTTGATAATATTCCACTCCACTATATACTTTGCTTTTTTAGAATTGACAGGATACTCTAGTTCTAAGGAATAATCTCCATTTAGTTCTTCAATAATATAACAGCTTATGGCTTCACTTAAAATTCCAAGACCATTGTTATCAAAGTTTCCTTTAATAGTTTTCTTATCGTAGATGCATATCATAGCTTTTACTTTCATTAGTTGTAAATCTTCAAAAGCCTTATTGATATCACCATAAACTTCTTCAAGTTCACAGAAAGTGTTCATGTTAAATTTTAGATTGTATTCTTTATTTCCTAAAGTAATTTTTACTCCTTTATTTTTAAGTTCTGTGGCTTTCATCAATTAACTTCCTTTCTATTTTAAAATAGTACAGGATTATGATAACTTTCCTGTACTAAATATCTAACTATACTCTTAAAATATAATGAGTGTTTATATGTTTAATTATCCATCATTCTACTAAATGAATGTTCTAATTCTTCCTCTAGTTCCTCTTCTGTATCTGCATTAGGGAATAAAATACTCAAGCCTTCTTGATCCGCGTCATAATCTTCTTCTTGATCATACTCCCCCTCATCATGCTCATTTAAATCATCATCTTGTTCAGAATACATATCTTCTAATATAGCATTCTCATCATATTCTTCAATTTCAACATTCTCATATTCATCTGTATTGTACGCCTCAATACAACTTTTTTTATCTTTATATTCAACAATATCAGTTTGAACCCCTTCTTCTTCATGTCCAGCAAAAAAATAGGAAATTACAAATTTCATCAAAAAACATCCTCTCTTTATATTACTTAACTGTTAATGGTTACTATCTAAAAATTTATAACTATAATACTAAAAATGTCAAAGATTCTACAGCTTGCTCCTTTTAATATTATTTGTTTTCTCGTGGAATAATATTGTAATAATTACTTATATTTTTAATTTCTAATTCTTTCTCTAATTTTTTCTTTATTTCTGGTTTTTCTAGTAAATAACGCTGAATATTGTAATCCCTTAAAACATATGGTGATGCAATTTCTTTTATATCATTATCTAAATAATCATCAGCTGTACCACTAGCATCAAAAGCCACCTTCATTTCGGTTAAGTTTTTAACTGTTTCATATGATTTTTCTTCTATTTCTTTGTTGTATTTTTCTACCTTAGAATATAATGCATCCATGTAGTGTTTTGCAGAGTAAAAATATTTTGAATCATCGTCAGCATTACATGGTATTTCATTTGGCTCTAGTACTATATCTTTATTACCATCACAATCTGTAGAAATTATCTGACCTACCTCAATATGATGATTTAAGGGTAAAGATAATATTCTAAAATCCTCCAATAGTTTTGTTATTCCCATAATTTGTTTTGAAGTTGAATAATCGATAATGGTATTTATTGCGCCTAACCATTCATTTACATGAACTATATCAGTTTTTTGCTCCTTAATTAACTCTTTTAATTTTGTTTCTAAGTCTTCATAGAATTCAACAATATCTTTGGAATTGAATTTACTAAGATGCCCATTAAACCATTTTCCTATAAAGCTTGTCTCAATTGATGCGTATTTTATTATATGTTTTATTATATATGCATCTTGAGGAGCTACCACATAATCGCCCTTATCTTTATAACATATCTTATTACAACAGAATATGTTAAGTAATGAGTTGAATTTTTTCCTGTAGATGCGTTTTCTACTTTCTTCATCTGTTCTTTTTTCTTTTTTCTCATTACATTTTACTTCATTCTCCTCCTTAAAAATTTCATCATATATTTCTGCCATTCGTATAGATTTAAAATTATTCATAAAATTAATCCCCCTTGTAAAATTCCTTATTAATAATTTATCACTAATAAAGATATAAATACAGGATTTAAGAATACTATTTAAAATCCGTACCTCCTATTTAATTTATAAATAACTTTATTTTTATATTTAATGTTATGGCAATGTAGGTTCACTAGGTACATCATTAAACCATGAACTTATAATTGTTGCATCTACACCTTGTGCATCCTCATCGCAAATAAATCTATAATTGCCATCAAAGTCCCTTGAAAAGAACTTCCCCTTAAGCTTTGCACTCTGTGCTTTTGGCTTTTCCCCTTCTGTATCATATTCATCCGTTGCTAATTCAAATTTACCTTTTAAAAGCCACACATATCTAAACTTTCCATTGTTCTTTTTAGATCTAAAACCTAATGCTATAGTTGGCGGTATATCATCTTTATTTTCTATAAGTATTCCTTTTACTACTTTTGCTCCTTGAAGCTTTGCCCTACTTTCAAGTGAAAGCTGATTTACTTCTATTTCAACTTCCACACCTTCAAATACAGTTATTACATCCTCAACAGAATCATCAGAATATATATTATCTGAATTTGTTTTTGGATTAAGCTTTGCGCTTATAGCCCTTTCTAATTTCATAGGTTTTTCATAGGTTGCTTCTGTACTATCATCTTTAGTTAACACCGATATATGAATGTCTCTAAGACCTATTTGCCTTGCCATATTTTCACCCTACCTCTCTTCTAAATAATAAAATCTCATACCTTTATGATAAATTTTTGTATCCTTCTCGTATAAATCTGCTTCATTTAATCTTTTAAAACCTACAGATATGAGTTTTTCTTTAACCTCTTTTACAATATTTATATAATCAGTTTTTGACCAAACATCTACTTGAACATAATGAGCTGTTAGCACTTCATTGTCATCCTCATACTCCTCTCCACCAGTAAAATACTCATGAAAAGTAATATAAGTATCTTTTCTTCCTGTATAATAGAGATAAGAACATAAGAACTAATATAGTAGAAACCCTTGTTTTATCTACCTTTGGTACAGGTTTTTAAAATGTACCTGTTTTAATCTTAAGTATCTTAGAAACATTTATTTAGTTCTTGTAAATCTGCTTTAGTTTTCATCTCTTATATATGTTAACTGTGGACCATAAATAGGAATTCTCATTTTACCAAATTTATTACCCCTATAACGCTTCCATCCTCCTATTTTTACTAAAATACCTTGTATTTCAAAAGAATCACTTCTTTTTATATCTTCTTTCTTTTTACCAAAACATTCACACCAAATCTCTTGAATGCATACCCTCTCTCTTTTAACAGTACCTACTAAAGTTTCAGTGCCAAATTCACTGTCACCTATTAGAAAATTACGTCTTTGAAATAAGTCCATCTCATCCCAATTATCTGGTAAAAGTGTATTTAAATAATCTCTAACAAGACCTTCACGATCATCTTCTTCCATAGCCTCTTGCTGATGCTGATAAGCCATTACTGCTGATTCTCCTTTTAAGGTTAGTTCTTCTCCTTTTTTATATTTTACAATTGCCTCTGCCCAAATTTGATCAACTTGATTTTGTGTAAGTTCATCCCAAACACTCTTTTTTCCTAATTTAACTTGAACAGGCCAAAATCTTCTGTTACCTGTAACATCTCTTAAAAACCCTTTTTCTGCATTGGTAGTTCCAACTATAATACACTGCCTTGGATGATTTTCAACAGTTACTCCATAGCTTTGTCTAAACTTATCATCTGTTCTAGTTATAAAAGATTTAACTGTTTCAACATCCATTTTTCTAAGACCTGCAAGCTCTCCAAGTTCTAAAATCCAGTATCCTTGAAGCTTTTCTGCGGCAGCTTTATCTCTCATATCTGATATAGTTAAACTGTCAGAAAACCATTTTCCTGCAAGCTTAGAAAAAAAAGTAGATTTTCCAATACCTTGATCACCATTTAAAATCAAAACATAATCAAATTTTGTACCAGGTTCATATATTCTAGCTACTGCTGCAACTAAAGTTTTTCTCATAACTTCTTTTGTATAAGCATTGTTTTCAGCATCAAAATAATCAATAAGAAGTGTATCTAATCTTTCCTTTTCATCCCAATTAGGTAGTGAATTGAAATAATTCTTAATTGGATGAAATGCTCTTTCTGATGCTCCTGCAAGTAGTGCATCTTTAAACTTGCCTGGAGACCAAATACCATACTTTTTATCTAAATACACTTTGGCATAAGAAAGGTCTGAATCATTCCATCCCTTTTTTACTTGTTTCCATGGAAGTTCTCCATTAACATCTATGGTATGAGATAACTCATTATAAGCTATAGCTTGAAACATACTGTCATGACGAAATATTTCTGTTATGTTAATAAGAGTATCTTTAACTGTCCCATTTTTATTAAGTTCTAAATTAAGCTCCCACTCATTATCATTTTTAAATTCTTCCAAAGCCTCTTCTTCACGTTCTTTTGAAAGTTGCCTTTTCACCTTTTCATCTTCTCTGCAAAATTCCACCATTGCTTTATAGGATGGTAATTGTTTCTTTTCATCTGCATCTTCATCCATATCTCCATAAAGGTGAATTCTTACAAGGTCAAATGCATTTAAAAGTTTGTTGCAGGCTGGATCTGTAGCATGATGTGAATATGCATACTTATTGTCATATATAATAACCCCAGCTGCAGAATCAGCAGGAATATAATCATACCTATCTGGAATAATACTAGGTGCATAAATATCTGATAAAAAAGTTTCTATAGCTTCTATAATTGCGTAACTTCTGCAAAATGCTCCTACCATACCTTGTTTCTTTAAAGGATCTTCCTGCTTTTTCATAGTCTTTTCAATAATAGCTGTTTGCCTTGAAGATACAGGCCATGAAGATGTATCCTTCCAATCTTTATATAAAGAAAGAATAGTATCAGGATTTAAAAATTCTCCATCAATAACTTTAAAGAAATACTCTCCATCATATGAGGTGCTAGGAAAGTACATCAACCTATTTGGTTCATAAGTAGTATCATCAAATAATTCAATACCAATTTGCTTTGCTATCATTCGTGATATCGCTTGATACTCATCTGCATTTACAGTTTTTGATAAAGGAATAATAATTCTAAGCCTTGATTTGTTTTTTGTATGCTTATGAGTAGAATAAATACAACAAGCATAACCATATAGCATTTCAATATCTGAAGCTATAGCTTCTGCATCATCTGCATAATCCATATCTAAAGTTAACATGGAACGTGACAACACATTTTCTTTTTTACGTCTGCCTTCCTTAAGTTCTCCTGCTACAAAACCACCTACATCTTTTACATTATCCTGCTGAAATTTTTTCATTTTTCTATACTCTGCTTGAGTTTCACTTGTAACAGTGGTATGAGAAAGTTTTTCTGTAAACTCATCCCAAGTTACTGATTGTTTTTTCCATAATTTATCTTTACGGCTATTACCAGTTGAAATAACAAAATTCATGGTATCCATAGTGACCTCCTTTTTCTTCCCTATTTTCTCTGTCATGTACTTTCCTTTTGTTGGGTACGTGCCTAATCTTTCATATAGAAATTACATTCATATCCATCTGCTTTTAAAGGTAACCCTTTTACCCATTTAGGTGATTCTGTCATAATTGCACACATTTCTTCTACAGAGCCTTCTCCTATAGGTACTTCACATATAGCTTCATCGTGTACGTGAGCAACTATCTTATATCCTGCTTTATCTAAACGAAGCATAGCTTCTGCTAACAAATCTCTTGACGTAGCTTGTACAATATTTTCTACAATTTTAGGACCATAAGTTTCTATTCTCTCCCACTTCTTTGTTGCTCCAATACCTTCATAAGTAAGTCCTTCTCTACCAAATTTGTTTAATCCAATCCTTGGTTTTACATAAACAAGATTTCTTCCAGATGGCAAAGTAACAAATAACATTCCACTTTTATAAGTAAAAATAATACCATGGGTAGATGCTCTACCTCTTTCCTCTACTGCTTTAATAGCTACCTTATCAACATCCCACCAAAACTTTACAATATGAGGATTTGCACTTCTCCAATTATCAATAAGTCCTTGAAGCTCAGATTCCTCAACTCCCATATCCAAAGCACCCATAGATTTTAATGCACCAACACCGCCACCATATCCACAAGCCAATTCTGAAATCTTCCCTTTCTGCCTTAAAGGACTTCCTTTAGTAATGCTTTCAATAGGTACATGAAACATCATAGATGCAGCAGCTTCATATATCTTTCCATGGGATGCAAAAACATCAAGTCTCCACTTCTCACCAGCAAGCCATGAGATTACTCTTGCCTCTATTGCTGAAAAATCAGCTACTATAAAACGATGTCCCTCTTTAGGAATAAAATTAGTTCTTATAAGTTCAGATAAAACACTAGGTGTATTTCCAAATAGAAGTTCTACATCCTCAAATCTGCCTTCTTTTATTAAATCTCTTGCAAGAGTTAAGTCCTTAAGATGATTTTGAGGTAGGTTTTGGAACTGCACTAAACGTCCACTCCATCTGCCAGTTCTATTTGCACCATAAAACTGAAATAATCCATGAACCCTTCCATCAGAGCAAACTGCTCTCTCAATGTCCTTCACGATTTTTCCCAACCATAGCTGCTCTAACTTCTTCTAATGTTGGCTGTTTTTGCTCTTGTGAATCTTCTTTATTTGATTTAACCTTAGACTCTTTTACTGCATTTTCTTTTCCTTCTACTTCTTCTGAATTTACTGGTTCATTTAATACTTTTATTAAAGTTTCTAAACTACCACTAATACCCTTTAGGTTAACTATAATATCTTGAATTATTTTAATTTTGTTCATGCCTTACTTCTCCTTTCTTATTTTCTTTTTCACTTTGTTCTATTAATCTTGTAGCCAATCTCTTAGATACAATACTTATTGCTGTAAGAACACCAACCATTTCCTCTTGCATTTCTTTGTTTACATTTGCCTCCATATTTTTCTACTCCATTCATTTTTTAATTAACCCCTTCACTTATTAGCCAATGGCAAATATGGTTTGGTAACCAAAATTTTAAAATTTTATTAGTTCTTCTTTTCTAAATAATAAAAGTTGCTTTATTCCTGGAGTATTACTCAAATTTAAGTAATACTCCTCAGTTATTAGCCTTTAAAAATACATTTTGGGTAACATATGTTTGAAAATTTTATATAGATGATCCTTTTATTAAAAGCCTAAAAGTTTCCCTTCCTTTTGGAGTAATAAGTGTCTGTGTACCAACCCATCCTGTCTTTTCATTTTTTACTTCCTTAATTTCAAACAGTCCATCATTTTTATCTGCATAAGGCTTAAGTTTTTGTTTTTTATCACGATAGACATATCCTATATTTAGAAGAAAACTAATAAATGCTTTTTCCTTAACCTTTAATTCTTTAGCTGTATCTCTAAAATTAGTAAGTAAATTTCTATCTACTAATTCATCAAAATATTCAGCTTTGGGCTGCATATTAGTATTAGCAACTAATAGTTCTTCATTTTCTATCTGTAGATTTTTTATTGTTATATCTGCCATCTTTAATGCTCTAGACATAACCATTTCTGGTGTATTCCATGCTTTTTCTATAGAAAGAAAATACTGACGTGCCATTTTTCCTTTTTCCGTTCTTTGAATCATACACAATTCCTTTGCCATTGGAATTGTAAGTTCATGATCTATAAATTTCGTAGTAGGATTTTTAGGATTATTGGTTTCTCTTTTTTGAGTAACCAATATATAATCTGTTCCTTCGGTAAATACATACTCTTTCATACGGTTAAACCAATCCCCATACTTTGTTTTGATCTCTAAAAATTCATGTAATTCTCTACCAGATACCGTTGGTTCTTCTTTGCTATAATCTACTTTAATTAATTCATTCATTTATATAACCTCCATATATTGTGATGGGAGATAACCCCCTCACTTGTTAGCCAATAAAGAGGTATGTTTGGTAACCAAATTTATAAAAAATATTTTTTAAGCTTTTCTAGAATTTTTTTATGTCTTTTAACAATAGCTACATGTGAAACGTTTTCTTCCTTTGCAACTTCTCTTACTGTAAGGTTTTTATAATAAATGCTTTTTATAAGTTCTTGTTCCTTGCAATCTAGTTCTTCCATAGCCTTCTGTAAAATAAAAAGCATTGCTTTATCACAAACAATGTCTTCTACAGCTTGGGCATCTTTAAAATCTAATCCTTTATCTATTAACCTTTCAACAGAATCTTCTTTACTATCAACAAAAGTAACCTTTTGTTTCTCCATATCTACATCAATACGTCCTAGCTTTATATCATTTTGCATATATCTTTCACGTCTTCCCATTTTGTAGTACTCTTTATAAAGTTCCTCACTTACTTCCACTAACTCTTTACCTATTTTAATAACTCTTTTCATTTACTTTACCTCCTTGAATTTTGGATTTGAAACTGTATTACCGATGAAAATGCTGTATTTACACATGACTTGACCCAAAAAAGGGCAAAAAAAATAGCCGGAGAAATGTCCTGCACTGAGAAATAATTCTCAATTTGCATTGACATTTCAATCCGGCTATCAAGCAGCTCACAAGGGATTGTTATTTATTAAATTTTTAGAATAATTCTTTAGTTTTCTGTTTATAAATTAATTTACAAGTTGCTTTCATTTTTTCCATTGTTTCTTTATCTACATATGAGCTAACAATTGAACCAATATCAATTAAAATAGGTTCTTTATGATCTCTACATTTAGTTGATATAAGGAAAGAATCTTTTTCAATAATAATTTTAAATAATAACTTTTGGTGTTTTCCTTTGTCTCTTACTTCTTTTAATACCATAGGCACCTCCATTTTTTATCTGTTTTTATGTCTTGTAGGCTTTCAAGCGAACATTTAACTTAAAAAAAATTGTCGTTATGTGTCATGTCTGCATATAAGCGAACATAAGAAATAAAAAAAATAAAACCTACACTATATTCGTCTTTACTGCACTTATATTAATGTATATAAAAGATAACAACATAAACTAACCACCTGCTATTATCTTTTATAGCAAAATTCCTAAAGTATTTAATCTTATTTCTGCCGCCTGTTTTGAAACTTGGAAAGTTGAAGCTAATTCATTAATAATAAACTCTTTGACCATCTCTAGACTATATCCTTTCCACATAAAATCATTAATTTTTTTCCCCGCTTTATAAGTTTTTTTAAGCTCTTCTATCCTCTTTTTAAACATGTCTGATGGCATCAGAATTGCAGCCGCTAAATTATCTGCCTGCCATTCAACCCATTCATCTGGTGTTTTAGGTTTATATGGTTTCTCTTTTGGGCAACGACATGCCTTCGCTAATCTTTTATCTTTATAGGATAGAGTAATAAATCTTAGCTGATGTTTCTCCCAATGAACTATCTCATGAGCAATAGTAAATCGTTCCCTCCCTCTATTACTAGGTTCAGAAAGGTCGCTTTCAACAAGTAAAGTTCCTTTATTATATTTTCTTCTAATGTACTGGTTTTCTTCTTTATCATATAACTCTACCACCCCATCAGAAAATATCATCATACCCAATATATTATAGTTTCTATCAATATTTACATAATCAATTTCAAGATTCATTTCTAATTCTGCAATATCTTCTACTGGTATAGGCATAGGTTTATCTAAAGCTTCTGGACAATACTTTAGCAAAAATTTTGTTGCCTCTTTATCCATATCTTTTTTATATATAATTGGCACTAAATCTTTACTCAGATTCATTAACACATCCCCACCTTTTTTTACTTGTTATAGGCTTCAATTTTCTTTACAGTAAAATCTTTTAATACAGCATTTTCTAATATTGCACTACACTTTAACTTAAACCACTGACAAACTAACTCAGAAATATTTTCATTATAAGCATAATCACTAATCTCAATATCACAACTTATTAGTACATTAAAATTCACCTTTTTTTCATCTTGGTTAATATCAAAAATTCTTAAAACATCAATACTATCAAGACTTGCTTCTAGCACTTCCTGAACAACATTAGCTCTTAGAGTTAAATCATATTGATCATACTTGTCCATAATTTCTTCTTGCAAAGAATTAAATATATCTCGATGAAAATTATCTTCAATCATCTTTTTAAATAAATCCTTCACACCCAATCCCCCTTTATTCTTCTTCTTCTAAAGCTTTTATAAAATCTTTCCATGCTTTTTCTGTAATATCACTTTTACCTTCAACTTCATCCATTTTACGTGCTTTTCTAAGCGCAGTTCTAGCTAAATTACTTTCCTTTATATAATTAGGTAAATCCATAGGAATTTCATCTCTGTCTTCAGAAGCCATATCTATCATTTCATCTAATTCATCATGAGATAGACCTAATAATTTAGCTATTTCCTGAAGTTTATTGATATTAGGTGGATTTCTTCTACCCTTTTCAATGTCACTCCAATATGCTGGGGAAAGATCTAAAAGTTCTGCCATTTTCCTTAAACTAATCTTTTTTTCTTTTCTTCTATATGCTACAAATTCTCCAAATTTATTTGGACTCATTCTTTACACCTCCCCTTTAACTAGCAAAACATGCTAGTTTATATAATTAAACTTTTTGTTTATT